AAGGACTACTTCTAGAGTTATGTGGGTGTATTAAAAAAGGCCCCCGAAGGGGCCATGTGCGGAGGAAGCACGAGAATCCGTACAGCATACCATCTTTCTACAGTAAATTAATCACGTCGTTTGTTGACTTATTAAACATATTTGTTAAAATCTTACCTCCAATCATGATTTGTCTGGAGGAAGACGATGGAACAATCCGAAAATATAGCAGAAATCTCTGCTGCACTTAGTAAAGCCCAAGGCGAGATTCGCAATCCTGGGAAGAACATTCAAAACACGTTCCTGAAGAACAAATACGCTGATTTAACTTCAATCCTAAATTGTATCCGACCAGTTGCAGCAGCTAATGGTTTGGCGTTTATGCAGACCGTGGAGGCGTATGGCGACAGGGTAGCGGTTACATCTCAAGTTACCCATACCAGCGGTCAATGGATTCGTCAGGTTGCCAGCATAGCTTTGCCGACTCAAAGCAAGAATCTGATGCAAGATTTATCCAGCATGGCGACCTATATCAAGCGGATACAAAGTCAGGCGTTATTTGCGATTTGCGGTGATGAAGACAACGATGCAGAGGAATTGACTGATCGTTCAATTGGTATCGAGAACATCAGTGATCAAAAGGCCGCTCACATTGATGCAATGATCGATTCTACAAAGTCGAGCAAGGCTAAGTTTCTTGAAATATACAATGTGTCTGATCTGAAACAATTGAGCGAAGATCAATATGACCGAGCCGTTAAGCAGCTTCAGGCTAAGAAGCAGAAGCAAGTCAAATGAAGATCCACAACGTCGAGCAAGGCACTCAGGCGTGGTTTGATCTCCGATTAGGTATGCCGTCAGCGTCTAAGTTCAAGGACATTGTGACGCCAAAAGGCAAGGCCTCTGCGAGCGGTGAGAAGTACATGCACGAGCTTCTTGCGGAACGGTTAAGCGGTAAACGCATTGAGACATTTAAATCTCAGTGGATGCAACGCGGTAATGATTTAGAACCAGAGGCTGCGAACGTCTTTGAGTTTCAGACAGATTTAACCTGCCGAGAAATTGGGTTTGTAACCAACGATGATGAAACAGTTGGTTGCAGCCCTGACAGGTTAGTTGACGGGGTTGGGTTGGAGATTAAATGTCCGTCTCATCCTGTTCACGTTAAGTACCTAGTCGATTACGCCAACAACGGAACCATGCCTTCAGAGTATTACGCTCAGGTTCAAGGAACGATGTGGCTGATGGAATTTGATCGGTATTATTTCATGTCTTACCACCCAGATCTGCCGAATCTAATCATGACGGTATATCGGGACGATGAGTTTATTGCTGGGCTTGCAGCGGCAATAGAAAAACTACTGGAAGATTTAACCTTAAACTTTGAAAAAATAGGAAGCATGTATGGAGTATGACAACCGTGGAAAAGTAAGCCTTTGGAAGAACGACAAAGGCGGCAGTGGCCCAATCCTTAGCGGAAAGGTAGTTGCTCACCGTAACATCAAGGAAGGCGAGACAATCGATATCGCTCTTTGGAAACGTGATGGTGCGGCAGGTAATCAGCCTGTAATGACTGGAAAGGTTCAAGACGTTTACAGTGCGTCACAAGGCTCAACGAGTTATGAAGATGACTTACCGTTTTAACTTCGGCAAAAGCCTGAGATTAGCGCAGGTAAAACTGGGGGTCAGTTCTACGGAACTGGCTGCCCAGATGGGGATCACTAAACAACAAGTCAGTCAATGGCGGTATAGAGAAGACGCAAAGTTGAGTTTAGTGGTTAAAGTTTGCAAACATCTGAAGATGGATGTTTTTGAATTCTTGAGGTTGGCAGGTGAATAATTTAAATCGGCTGTGGTTTGAAATCAAAATGATTATTGAGGATCTTTGGGATATGCTCAAAGATAAACTTAATGAGAGGTGAATTCTGGTTGATTAACCACCGTCGGGACATTCCTGCCGTCATCAAGAACTTTCATGAAAGACTGGATAAAATGGATTTTAGCCGTCCGATTGCGTGGAAGTTTGAAACGTATTCCACAGTAAGAAGTCTTTCTCAGAATGCTTTATTCCACATGTGGTGTGCTCAGATGTCTGAGTATTTCTCAAGCAAAATTGAGATCACGCCCGAGATGGTCAAAGCTCTGATGAAGAACGAGTTCCTTGGGACCGAAGATATTGAAGTCGGTAGTACAGTCATTAAGAACCAACTGAAGTCAACGTCTAGTTTAAGCAAGGGCGAAATGCATGAATTCATGGAAAAGGTTTTCCACTGGGGCTTGGATAAAGGGGTACAATTAGCCAACCCCGAGGACAGTGAGTTTATGCGTGGCAGAGACGCTCAGAGCTAAGACGTTAAAGGCATTTCAATTACTCCGAAGATTGGAGGAAGCAGACGACAGCGGGTTTTGTGAATGTGTGACGTGCGGAGTCGTTAAGCATTACACAGAGGTTCACGGTGGACACTGGTTGCCGAAAGGTAAGTCTAGTTATTTCTCACTAGACAAACGAAACGTCTGGCCTCAATGTCCTGGCTGTAATTTGTTTGGAATGAAACACGGCGTAGCGGCTCAGAATTATACGATGTTTATGATTGACAAGTTTGGTAAATCTGAGGTAGATCAGATGCTTGCAGACTCAAATAAACCCATTAAACTCTACGCAAGAGATTACCGTGACATGCTTGCTCAGTTTAATGCCGAAATTAAGATCCAAAAATCACGTCTGCTTTGAATGTGGGATTACTGCCGATCACGCGCACCACGTCGTTCCCAGGGTACTGGGAGGCACAAAGACAATCAATTTATGCGCTGGATGTCACTCAAAGGTTCATAGTGCAAATCTAACGACCTCTTCTTTAGTGAAGGAAGGACTTAAAAAGCGACGAGATCAAGGCCTTTGTATGGGTGGCGTTCCAAGGTTTGGGTTTTGGTACGATCAGGATGGGAAAGTTCATAAAAATAAGTACGAGCAGAATGTTATTAAAGGCGTTTTGAAAATGCGGAAAACTAAGATGAGCATGTATCAGATCGCAAAGCATTACGCTGACGAAGGGGTTTTGAACCGAAACGGAAACCCCATAGACAGGAACCAAATACGGAGAATAATTGAGTATGCGAAAAGAAGCGACGCCTGAAGAATGGGATGCAGTTAATAAGCCTAAACATTACAACACCAGCGGCGTTGAATGCATTGACTACATCCAGCAGCAGCTAGGGGATCAGTTCGGAGCCTACTGCTTGGGAAATACAATCAAGTACCTACACCGGCATCAGTATAAAAACAACGCCAGAGAGGATCTACTGAAGGCTCAGTGGTATCTAAATAAGTTGCTTGAGGTTACAAACTAGAATATAGTAAGTGTGTCGGCGGGGCTACCAACCCCTTTAATGTCCGATTGCTGTTTGGCGTTAACCGTGTCACAACCGACACGGGTTATATCCTACCATATAAGCAATCCTCATTGAATACCCCGCTAACGGACAGTGGCGCTAAACTGTGCGTCCTTTCTAAATAGCAGTAATCCGTGAGCACGTTGTAGGTCTGACAGCTTGACCCGATTCACGTCCCATACGCAGAGACCCAAGTGGGTTGTTCGTTTGCAGCGAACAGGAATGCGAAAGCATATGAGTACCGCATCTTAGGATGTAGTCACGCAAAACCTAAAGGACCTAACGTATCCCACGGTTGTGACTTGCAAAGGGAAAAAGCTGAGGTGTGCCTGGAGGAAAAATGATTGACACTTATCATGAGAGCTTCAAAAAGCGCTGGCATGAAAGCCATAAAGCAGTAGAGAAAGTTGCAGCATGGTTGGTCTATAAAGGAATAGAAACAAAGATCTTGCCTCAACACCTGACCCCAGATGCCGCTAGCAGGATGGACTACGTTGACAATGGTGACATTGAAATCGTACTGGAAGGTCAAAAGAAAATAATTGAGGTTAAGGGCCGAGGGTTAAAATACAAAAACGGAATGTTCCCATTTGAGATGGTTTTTATTTGTAACGCTCCATCGTTTGATAGAGCAGACCCAAAACCTTCATATTATTTCATGCTGGATTCATCGCTAGAGATTGCTGCGATTTTGGATGTTGACAAGTATCGTCAATATATGTTTACAACAGAAATCTCCGACAACAAGCGCAAAGAGAAATTTAAAGGTTACCAGATTGATCGCCGGCATTTTTCCTACAGATTACTTACTATCCCACGGTAAACAAAACAGTTGACCTCTAGTTTAGCTTGGGTTATATTCAGGTTTCATTAAAGGAGAAAGTCATGGGAAATGTAGTAAAACTTAAAAAGAAGCTGATTGATCATCCGACCCCTGAAATCAATGATATTTTAGACACTCACATAGAAGACTTCTACGGTCTTATGAATAGCAAAAAGTATGACCCTGTAATGCTTA